AACCCATAGTTCTTGTTGGTCGGTAGTCTTCAACAATTAATGCCAAACCTTCCCTACGTATTTCATCTTTGATATGCTGGGCAATAACAGATTGTCCTCCAACTACCTCTGCTCGCATTCGTTTAAATCCCCACTTCATATGGGATTGCAATATCATATCGAAGTAATCTGCTATCTTATTAGTCTTTGTTCGTTTTATATCAAGAACATATATGTAACCGTCTACATCTATACCAGCTACGACAAGAGCTGTATAGTCAGCTCGTGTCTTAACACTAAAAGCAAAGTCTATTGAAGCAAAAACATTAAGTTGTCTACCATTATAGAACCACTTACCCCCCGTCTGGGTGAGAAATTCCCTGTTATAATACTGGAAGTGGTCTGACGCAATTGCTTCTTCCCCCGGATCGTTAGGGTTGTTATAGTACTGAGCATAGAACTGGGTTCGATCAAGATACTTCGCACGTTTTTGCGCAAGTATTTGAGCATTGAAACCAAACCATCGACCATCTCCTCGTTGCATTCGAGGCCATAGGTACTCACCAGCACCATCGCCAACTCCTTCAACTTCCTTTTGCCATACTTCATATACGGGTTTGGATTCCAAAACTTCGCCTTGTTCATCTACTATGTCCTGTGTAATTTGAATAAGAGTACCATACAAATCTTTAGGGTGGTATCTGGTTCCAACAATCCACTCTTGCGAATCAGTTGTTTCAATACTAGCTAGGAGCGAATACTGTTTCTCAACCTTGTCCCTACCATCGCGTGTGTAAGCATTCTCATTTACCACTACGTCATCTAGGATTGCTATGTTACAATGCATTCCCGTAATAGATGTTGTTAGTCCTGCTGTAAATACTGTTGGATCACGTACTCCTTCTGCCTCACGTTTAGGATGGTCTACCATGATCTCTGAGTTAGTCCATCGTTTACGTTTACCCTCATCAAGGTTAATCATCTCAGGCCAGTACCTTCTATATCTAGGAGATGTTAATACATCCTTGATAAAGAACAACTGCTTTTCTGCTAGGCTTGATGTAGCACTTATATATAATATTGTAGTTGCTGGGTTTCTGGTTATTTCCCAAGCAGCACGATATGCTATCATTGTGCTCTTCTGGTGATCTCGTGGAAGAAGACACATCTGATGATCTGATGCATCTTCTCGTGTCCACCACCTAATCAAGTTTTCGTAACACTTACCAAGCACCCTGTGGGGTGCTACTAACTTGATAAATGTTAGCAGATCATCTTCAGCAGCTTGCCTGATCTGGTCTTTAGTCGCCATTTATCTTTGACCGAATCGTGCGCCAATCACCTTTCTACGGTTCTGGCCCTTACCAGAAGAAGCTGTACTAGCTGAAGCAGATGATTCGTACCAGACATCCTGCGCCCACACTCCTGTGTTCCAGACACCAATTGCCCAAACACCAGTTCGTGCTAAACTCATTAGACGTTAAATGGTGTTCCGTCACCATCTCCAGCTATCGTAACATCGTTAATAGATTGGATATTAGCATCTACCTGATTAGTAACCGTAAAGGCCAGCTTATCTGTTTGTACCTTAATGGCATCAACTACAGTGTCAATAGTAGAAATCTCACCATCAAGTGTAGTTCCAGTATCAACAAGTATAGCAGCAGTATCAACCTTAACAGCAGCTATATCTGCTGCATGGCTGGCTCCTGCTGGCGAACCTAGTGTTGCAGTATCTGCCAAGATGCTATCAATCAAAGCATCTATACGTCCACCGTTTACTAGATCACCTTGCATCTCGTTTGTATCTGCTAGTATTGAATCTACGTTACCGTCTACAACAGCAAGGGCATTATCTAATGTAGTGCCTGTATCCGTTAGAATAGCATCAATATCATTCTTCACTTGCTCTCCGAATGTACCAGAGCTTGTGTGTCCTGATGTAGCCTCATCCCATACAGCATCTGCTACGGCAGCGGCTGTTGGAGCTGCTGTAAACTCATCAATATCATCTGGATATATAGAGTATTCAGAATCAGATGATGGATTAGTTGCCCATGTTCCAATAATAGTTGCTGCTTTAGAACTACCATCGTAATCCAAAATTGCTCTAGATTGACCAAGACCTGTACCAGTATGGATATAACATAACTGTCCGTTATACGTATCATTAACAGCAGATGCACCAGAGGCTAAAGTAATGGTTGTACTAGAACCACCTTGTGCTGTATCGGCATGTGAAGTAGCCATAGAACCTGTCCATGCTGCATCTCCTCGGTTACGTAAAGCTTCCAGTGAGTCTGTAGATGTAGAAAAGCTTGCTCCTTGTATATTATTGATCTTAGTATCCAAGGTAGTACCTGTGTCTACCAGAATAGCATCTACATTAGAATCAATCGTTTGAATCTGAGATTCCAGATCAGCACTTGCTGCATAAATAGTTTCGTAGATTGCTTCTTCTACAACTTGGAACTCGTGGCGTACTGGTAGTGCTCCTGATTCATGTACACATAGTACTAGAGTACCAACAGTATCAGTATCAGTAGCATCAAGTTCACAATTATAGTATCCAAGTTCATCATGTGCAGCAGACGTACTATCATTTTTCTGAGCCATATTCTGTGCGTTCTTAGATAATCTAACGTCTGCTTGCGAAAGAGTTAAACTAGTTTCGGCAGTCTTGCCGTCTGATTCGTCTACAAACGGCCCTATGAGTACATCTACCGCTGTGGACTGTTTGAGTATTAATGCCATTATACAGCTCCTATTTGTTTTCTGTGGTGGTGAATTACGGGTACAGCAGTGGCTGGTAATAGTACCATACACAGTGCTGCTAAGTTTGAGGTTGCTGCCTCATCGTTCTTAATTTTTGTAGTGCCATCTCCTCCAGCTCCATCAGCCGCTCCGATAGCGAATTGGGAGGCACTCCATGCTACTCTCTCTGTCAGTGTATCATAGTCAAATGGAGCACGGTTATTTGATTTATCTATTGCTGCTGCAATAATAATATCCGAGCTAGTACTTGTAGTTGTTACATCAACTTCAGTAGCAGTTGTCCCTGTATTAGTACTAGTGATAGTAGGACTAGCTTGTTTAACATCTTGGAATGTAGCGTATGACCATCCCATTTTATTACTTGATTGGTCATCTGTATATGATATAGTAGAACCTGACATACTTCCTATGGCAGACTCGTTCCATACAAAAGCCAATATATTAAGATCAGGACTTGCATTTTGATACATATAACCAGTATATGATGCTGCTTGTCCTCCTATCGTAAAAGTACTTACAGTTAGTTGTGACCCAAGTTCACACCAAACTAAAAAGACAAGCATACGATTACTGCCTGATCCAATAGTAACAGACCCTGCTGGATCAACATCGGTGCCATCATATACGTTTGTTCCATCAGTAAAGGCTAACCAACTGCCTACTCTTGATAATGCCATTTAATATATCTCCAAAAAGATTGCTTCATGTGGGCCAAGCAGTATAGTATCAGTCGTACTTACATTAGCTCCTGTATTCAAAATAGAATCACGAAGAATAAAAGGATGCCCAGATACACTATATACAGAGTAATCAAAAGGCGAAGGCTGGTTGGGGCCATATCTATGTGCGCTCGTCCATGAAGAACTATGTGTTCTTAAGTACTGTGTAATCCTATCATTATAATATGTATCAAAATCATATCTACGTAAACTCTCACCTTCTGTTAAGAGACTACCTCCACCTGATGGTCGGAGTGCTGCTTGATCCGATGTTGTAAACGTATGTGGTGTATATGTATTTGTCAGGTGACTAGGATTATATACAGTACCGTAACCAGAGAAAGCACTGAAGGGAGCACAGTTCATAATACATAATGTATTACCGTACCGCCTTACATAACCATGTGTTCCCCAATCTGCTGTTGCCATTGTAAAGCTATGCTTTGGCCCCCTAGTACCAGCACTTATTGCTGTATCGTTTTCACGATATGTTCCTAGTGTGTCTGGAGTTTTCCAATTCGTTGTGAAGTCTAAGAACCACTCTTCTAGTATGAATGGATGTTGTGGATCACCCTCGTCAGTAAGTGCGCTTGGGATAATTCCCGGCACTGTTTTCATAATTGCGTAGTGAAAACGTGCAAGACTAGCAGATACTTCATTAGCTACTTCGGATGGATTGGGCAAATTCTTATCTGCTTGTACCGAAATTATTGTTTCGCAAGCAATCCCATGCGCTTTCTGCTTCATCCAATCACTAGGTTCTCTTTTGTAAGTACTTCCGTAGTGATAAAACTTCATATTTGTTTCTATATCAGCACTAGATATTGTATATTCGTTTGGAGTACTCGTTGGTACGTACCTCATTTTTGCTTTAGCGGCATTCTCTCCTATACAGTAGTCACTCGATTCTGTCATGTCATGAGGAGTTGTCCATCCAGCGTCGTCTTTCCTACTAAAACCAGTTGCCATTCCGTTCCAGCCTACACCAGAAGGATGACCAGTAGTAATATCTATTAAGTCATCAATCCCTTTAAAGTATTCTTTCCATTCTGGAATCCAGTATGGCGCAGCCCCTGTATTTTCTAACTGTGTTCCGTTGGCTCTCCAATCAGCATGTCCTTCAAGATTGCCAGATGTATCTGTTGTATCGAATATACAATACAACATACCAGACGATGGAGTAACTAGTTGTGTATTATGAGCCTTTCGTATAAGTTTTAAGGTTATATCTGATTTACCACCACTTACTGCTTCATAGTCTTCAATCTCATACCCAATGAAACCTTTACCATCCTCGTCATCAATGTTACTAGAGTCGGCATAGAACATTACATCATGACCAATACAGTCTGATGTGGGCTGTGAATCAATACGAACTACCCTAGCATGAGTTGGTAAATCTTTTGTAGTGGCTGCATATGCTCCACTTTTAGGATCACCTTTTTGTACTGTACTTCTAAGGCTATCAACTGTTCCTGTAGCCATAGCATTAACATATATTTGTTGATTACCCCGTAATTGTGATATAGAGGTTGTATCATGGAATGGCCCTGAGAAGTCTGAGATATCTGGGCCTTCTCTAACGATACCTGTTCCTTCTTCTAGAACCATGCTCCCTCCTGTGAGGAAATCATGCCAGAACTTAGTAAGATATCTTCGCATTGTAGCACTAGATATCCGAAGATGGACATTAACTTGGCGTTCACCTTCACCAGCAGATATAGGTAATTCTGCTGGATTAAGTACATTTGATGTAGCATCCTCTACTAATAACACATCTTTCCAATCTTTTGTTATAGCAAAGTCATACGGCCTACTATGTTCAGCAGTGGCTGGTCTTCTCCATGCAGAAAAGCCCATAAGAGAATCTCCGTGCATTGCGGCAAACAATAATGGATTATCTTCTTTTAGTTCTACCCATTCATTTGCTCTATCAGAACCTCCAAACAGACCTTGTTGTTGTGCTAATACCCACTGTGCAAGTCTAGCATATATAAAATGGGGTTTCGTATCATCCCAGAAGTACTTAATATTTCCAAGAACAGAACCACCAAAGGTATTATGTTGCGCTACAAACTGTATATCTGAATCGTCTATAATAACAGGGTCTTCAGGAGTATCTATAATTACACTTCCTGATGGAGGTTTGATCTCCCAGACGACTGCTTCAATCGGGCCAAGGATATAATCAGCATCTGTATTTACTATTGACCCGTCATTTTTTGTATCATCTCTAGCTATAAACGGAGCAGTAGCTAATGAGTATTTAGACCCAGCCTGACTCTCTTTATCTGCTGGATGTTCTTGTCTAGGGCCATAGTAATGCCCCTCTCCCCACGTTGATCCAGTTTGTTCTTTGAGCCACGTTGTAACTTTATCATTTACATATGTTGATGGCTTAAAATGCTGGAGTGTTTCACCAGCAGCTAATACCTCATCGGTATATAGCTTTGAAAAAGCGGCAGCACTGATCTTATCTTTAGATGTATATGAAGTGCTTGTATTTAAGTGTGACGGTGCATAGGTTGTATAACTATTATCATCTCTAAAGTTGATTGCGAGTAACCAGTTACCTATTCTCCTGAGATATATTTTCTCTCCAGAATCCGCAACTTTAAAATCAAATCGTCCTTTACGGAAACCATTTGATCCAGTTCCTCCTTGCTCAGGATAGTATGTCCCTACAGGTTCTGGTGCTGTATAGTTTGTATCTAAATCTATAAAGCATTCTTCAATAGCTATTGGATAGTTATGGCTTCCTTCAAAAGCTGCCATAAATCCCATATTAGGTACTACTTTTGTTACTCCCCAACAGAATCGTAGATAACTAGCATCCACTTCATTTAATGAATCATAGACTGCTGGAGTATTCTTTTTTGTTTTATCTCCCCAGACTTTAAACTCACACATGGCCTTACGCAGTTTACCTGTCATAAAGGTTGTGGTTGGTTGAGGAGCAATGAAGGATGTCAGAAAGCTTAAAGACTTCATTCCTACATTAGGTCTGTACTTTGATATGTCATACTCATGGGCGCTATCTTCATCATGCTTAATTGAAAAGGATGCGCCAGCAGTACCATTCATATCTTCAGCTTGAATCCAATCAAACTTTTCGTACTGTCCGTGTATCTTCTTTAGCCCAGAGTTCTTTTTTAATATAGCAGAACCTGATCCAGTATTACATCCACGCCCTGTACCATGTCCAGTTAGTACTTTAACCTTGTCTCGTAATAAATCCCAGTATCCGTCAAAGCCAGTAGCCCAGTTATTCATCATGGCATTAAACTTATCTTCTTTAATCCCATCTCTATCGTAGTCTACATTATCTTCTCGTTCTGTAACACTATTAATAGTGTAGCGTTCTCCAGCGGCTGGCGTATGTAACTGTGTACTATGTGCTGTATCAGAAAGTTTCTTTATAAATAAATCTGTATTATTTCCTGAACTTCCTGTATCATATTTAATTCCAAGAATATGGAATCCTATGAAACCTCTATTCCCTGCGGGTAGAATCCACAATTGATGTGGCTCTTCAAAGGCCAAGTAACTACTAGGGTCTATATCATTATATCCATCAGACGATGGTACATAACCAGAGGTTGATATCTGACCATCGTTTTTAGAAAGCTGACCACTAATCCGTATCTCAATAGGCTGTTGTGAATTAACAGACAGAATAGAAACAATTGTTCCAGTAGAATGTTCCTTTAAAAGAGAGTCATTATCTTTAGGCTGTATGACATCTGATCCGTCATGGTGGATGTGCATAAAGGAAGATACATCACCTCCTTCGCCGTCTGCCCAAGAATAATGTCCACTTATATTGCGTCCGGTAAGCAGATCACAAGACTGCTCTGCTAACTTATCTCGTACTGCTTCCGTATGTAAATTAATATTCCAGCCAACTTGCTTAGAAGAATCAGTCGAAGCTGTCTGGTCGTTTCCGTAAAAAACGGCTGACTGTGATCCATCTAGGCTTAATGCTACTGCGTTGCGAGTAACATTATCAGTAGATAATGCCCAGTTAGTAATTGCACTATGCTGGTTATTATCTTCTGTTCTAAACCCCGGAATATTATGTGTGGGGAACATGTGCAGCACAAGATGGTTTAGCGGATTATCATTGTGCAGTGCTGTCCAGTTTGCTATAAAGGGTTCTCGTTCATTAGTTCCTGTTGTAAATGCTCCTTGCATTTGTACAGAAGCAAACATTGCTGTCCTACCCCATAGATACCACGGATGCTGGTCATCGTGAATATTTTCTATATCGGTTGTTGGAGTACCTCCCCAAGCATTTTGCAAGTTCGGTACTGCTGTTGTAGTCTCTACAGTTACAGCATTCACTACTATAGTAAATGCACTAGAACTATCTGATAGACCACCCGGATCAGTCGCGGTGAGTACATGCCCCGCCGAGCTGGTCGCGCCTTCTACGCCGTCATAGACTAATGAATTTCCACTCAGTGAAATTCCTTGAGGAAGTGTACCTGACATGGCTAGGGTCAGGGTATCCCCGTTAGGGTCTACAGCATGTTGAAGAAGGTCATATGAGGCGGCGGTTCCCTCAGTAAAGACAGGAGCTGGTGTCGTTTGTATTACTGGCCCATCCTCACCAACGATGGGATTACCTTCAGCGGTATACTCGTAGATATTAGCAAGAGTCATTCCTGCTGTTGATATACCTGAACCCATTCTGGTTCTCCAGCAAGTCTTAAGTTTAGTCCATAAGGGACAAAGTAAGTACACCGTCTGCTGCGACCCTTATAGCTGCTAAATGTGTAACGCCTGATGGAATTGTCATATACTCTACGCCAGATGTAAACATGTGGTCGTTAGAGTCAGCATCAATACTTGATGACCCCCACACAATATAGCAGTCTGTTGTACTGCCTATACGAATAACATCGCCAGAAGCTGCCCCCGTGGGCAAGGCTGCGCGAGCCGATGAGCTGGCTACAGCGATCTTTGTAGGATCGCCCTTGAACGATAATACCTGAACAGGTGTCCCGCCTTGGGATAGTGGTAGATTAATGTTTGTCATACTGTCTTTAGTCCTATTATGTTTGCGTCTTCGGTTAAGTACGTATCTTCTTCAATCTTTTCTTTGAGAGCTGCTGCTTTCTCAGCCTTAGACGGACGGCCCCGCTTGACGGGACTCTTCTCGCCGTACCTTTCTGAAAGCCACTTGGTCGCTTGGATACCTGTGGGGGTTCCTGCGTGTTTGTCAGCGGCGTTCTTCATCTCCCAGTATCTTTCCGAGTCCATACGTATCTTAAGCTCTTCTCGCCACTCTGATACCATTTCCTCGAACCATTTGCTAGAGCACAGGGCTTTCCAGTGATCCCAAGAGCCGAGTAGCCTTATGGCTACCTCGTAATCAGTCGGATCAGCTATGTCCATGTACTTCTGGTACATTGATAGGCAACCTTCGTGGTCGTACCGCTTCGTCGTAAAGACGGGCGGGAATTTAGGGTTGCGCATCTCCCAGAATAAGGACTGGGTGCGGAACCGACCCTGATCGTCCTTGAGTGCGGCGAAACCACCAAGGTTCCCGTCCATCTCGATTGATGCATCCGGTTTTACCCCTACGGGGTAAGTCGGAGGATTCTTTTTATCTGCTTTACGTACTAAGCCCATACATACTCCAATTGAGATACTAAAAAGAGTTTATCTGACTCTTCAGATAGACCCCCATGTATTTTTACTAGTAACGTTATTCGGAGCCGACCCTCTAGGGAGGCTACGACTCCTAACGTAGGTTTATAACTATAAACCTTCTAAGGTATTAGACAATATTTTTTATGAAAAGTTCTGGTTAATTTCTTTTTTCAAGCGTCTGAACATTTCTCCGAGATAATTTTAGT